GGGTACCGCCTCAGATGATGGGGGTGATCCCCAGCAATGTGGGTGGCTTCGGTGATGCGGAGAAGGCGGCGAAGGTATTCGCCAGGAATGAGCTGGAGCCACTGATGGAGCGTTTCAAGGAGATCAACGAGTGGCTGGGCGAGGAGGTGATCACCTTTAAGCCGTACCAGATCGATATCACCGATGACAAACCGGTGAAGTAAAAAAGGGGCCGTGAGGCCCCTTTCTTTTACTCTATATCCTTCAGCCTATCCAAGGCATCATTGAGATACCCCAAGTGTTCAAGGGTGTTCTCAACAACAAACTCTAGCGCATCACTCACAATACTACTCTCAATATCGGCAGCCTTGATGCCAGTGTAAATTAGCTCCAGCGCCATCAATCCCTTCCACACATGCCCCGCCTCACTCTTTAGGTGGACATTGAGGTTATGGAGGCGGTTTGCCATCGCAGGGTGCATGGAAATGGTATTATTCTCTTCAGCCATGATTCGAACTCCTGTTTAGTTCGGGTTGTGGTTAGGCCTCGTTGGGTGGTGGTACACCCTTCGGGGCCGTTTTGTTTACACCGTAAATTTATTACGTTATTCTTTGCTTGTCAAATTATTACGGTGAGGCGAAATAAATAACCATGACACCAACACAATGTAAGATGGCTAGAAATGGCCTAGGCTGGACAGTGCATGATCTAGCTACTGCCGCCAAAGTTAGGGCCGCAACAATCAGCAGCTTCGAAAGGGGTGGAGATGCCCTGAAATCAACTATAGATAAGTTAAAGCAAGCGCTACTCAGTACTGACAGGGTGCGCTTCGAGAGCGAAACCTGCGTCTGTGTGGAGGAGTGATATGGAAAACAAGCAGATTCACGAGGCGAACGGCGAGCACAGCATGATGCCAGTGCCTTTCAGGGGAGGCACCCTCTACCTCACTGAGGATCATGAGGAACCTTTCGTACCCATGAAGCCGGTTGTTGAGGGGATTGGTCTGTCTTGGGGAGCGCAGCATGTAAAACTAACAAATAATAATGGTAGGTGGAAATCAGTTGTTTCGATGATCGAAACAACTGGAAGTGATGGTAAGTCGTATGAAATGGTTTGCCTACCGTTGAAGAAACTCCCAGGCTGGCTAATGAGTATCGATCCAAATAAGGTCAACCCGGAGATCCGAGAGGCCGTCATTGCCTATCAGAATGAGTGTGACGATGTGTTGTGGGACTACTGGTCGAACAGGGCGCTAGGCAAGACGACCGGAGGCCTCCCTCCAGCTTCGTTCCATGGTCATGACCATGGCTCTCTGGCACCAGTTGTGCGTGAGTACCGCGCAGCCCTGAGAGGTGCTTTACTACTGGGTTTCAGTAAGACCTGCGCCAGAGCCAAAGCCAATCAGGTAGTGAAGGATCGACAGAAGGTAGATGTTGGTGAGATATATGGCCTGGACTTCAGCGACATCTGTTCTGAAGAGCGCATCCAGGCTGAGACCATGCGTATTGCTTTCGAAGGTAATGACGCGGTCATCGATGCCTTTTGGACGGTGTACTACCAACTGGAGGGAGAGCGCCGCTATACGGTCAATCACAGTAGAAATCCCGACCTCATCGCTATCAACATCAATCAGTTCAGAGAGGCCTGCAAAGCCCGTGGCATAAGGGTTCCAGAGGTGCTGGCTACCAAGGGTCTACTCAAGCACAGTGGTTCGCCAACATACCTGGATCAAAGAGCCGTAGCCAGCGCAGTAACAGGCAACACGGTAAAGTGCTGGTGCTTTCGCACCGACTAACTAAATACCTCAGCAGCCATCAGCACGACCAACAGGCCCGGGCATCCCCCGGGCTTTTTCTTGTCCGCAGCTCCAAAACCACCCCCACCACCACCGCCAGCGCGCAGTTCTCCCCCCGCCACGCCTGCCGGCTAAAAGTGCGAAAAAACACGCAGCTGCACAAACCACCAGAATCGAGGCGCGACGCGGGCTACAGGGTGGGTTGGATAGGTATTTGGGTTATGCGGATTTGTGCAGTTGGTTGCAGGGTAGACGTGGGTTTGTTGAGAGGGGAATATTCAGGTCAGGCTTTGGTGTTGCAGATGGGGAGAGAGTACGGCTGACAGAGATAGTGATAACAAAGGTATGACCACAGTCAGGATCCTGGCATATGCACTTTGCTTCACGAACCAGAGGTGAGAGCTGCTCACTTTTACGGATAACAGCTGATGCTTCACAGTGCGGGCATTCTACTCTCATGGTGTATCCCTTTTACGGAAAACCGGTAAAGGTTGATTATACACCTAACATCATGAAGTAAAAGGAAAAAACAGTTCCACGTGAAACGTATTTCATGAGGGTTACAGGTGGGGTGTTCGGAAAATGGTAATCGTGGTTTTTATATCTAAAAAGAGATTTAACTATCTGATTATATTGAATAGTAAACATTACCTCCTACTGGTTGTGATGGGTAATCGTAAAGGTTGCGAATTATAAGTGCATGAAATTATTGAAATATTTTTTAAAATGGATCACCTTTGTATTTGGTTGTGGGTAACCAGACAGTTACCACATTACAACCTTTCAATGATTCATATACCTTTAATATATTCAGTAACATAAACCTGATTCTTTTTACTGTAACCGAGATTACCATTTCCCGAAGCCCCCACAAATTTTACAAAATTCGGCCCTACGCGCACATGTGCGCACGCGCATAGCACTACGTTGTCTATTGGCTGGGACCATCTTGGGACTGGCTTCGGCTTTATTGTTGTCATGCGGTAGCTGTAACTAACTGATATATATAAGTGTCATCTGGTGTTGTGGTGGTCGGTGAGGGTTCGAATCCCACCCTCTCCGCCAAATATTTTCTATAAGTATCAACAAGTTACAAATTCTACTACTTTGAAATTGTCTTGCTTGGGACCATCTTGGGACTGGGAAGGCTAAAGCCCTAGTCGATTTTCGGCGATTGAGACCATGTCCGGGGCGTCATCATCTATCCATTTCCCGTATCTTTTCCTTATCATTTCAACGCTGGTGCCGGTTATTTTGGCTATCCAGTTCACATCGAGGCCCGCTGTTAGCATCTGGCTGATGAAAGTGTGCCGGCATTGGCCAGGTCCTCGGTACCTGACTTCTGCCTGCTCCAGGTGTTGACGGAAGAACCACTCACGGAAGTACCTATCCGAGGTCATCGGTTCTCCATCGTATTTCAGGAAGACGAATCGAAGAGGCTGTTTTTTCTTGGTTCGATTGTCCCTCTGCAGCACCTCAACCTCTTTTGCCCGTAGTTGGCCGGTGATGGTGAACTGGGCGCGTAGCGCCTCCCTGGCTGGCCGCAGTAACTTTATTTCACGAGTGGCGCCCCTGGTCTTTGTCGACTTGTACTCGCCGCGGACCATTGCCCGCTGAATCTTGATGATTCCCTGCTCCAGATCTATCACGTCCTCCCAGGCGAGGGAGGTCACTTCTGACGGCCGCGGGCCACTCCATATCATAAATGTGGCCATGTTCATCTCAGACTGCCGCTCTTTGTAGGCGGGGATCGATGTGATGAGGCGGATCTCCTCCCGGGTGAACGGATCCGGCTCGTTGTCATCAGCCTGTTTCACGGTGACTTGGGTGGTGGGGTTCACAATCTCCGGGTGCCTGGTGGCGATGAGCTTATAGGTGGCGCGGAGTAGGGCGATGATTTCCTTAATGGATTTGGAGCTGAGGTGATCGAGCTCCTCACTGATCCATGTTTTTATATCCAGATAGTCGATGCTGCTCGCTTGACGCTCACCCCACTTTGGCCGGATATGGTTATTGATATGGCTCCGGTACCCGCGCAGGGTTGAGGGGGCAGTATCCGTTGCCTTTGTCTGGAGGTAGATATCGAGGTAGTGGCCTATGGTGTTGCTTTTCAGCCGTATGGAGCCAGGGAAGTGGCGGGCGTAGTCGAAGGTGCCAGCGGCTATCTCATGGTTCACCATGGCCACCAGGCGTTCGGCGTAGGCGAGATTCTCTGGCGTTGCCTTACCTGGTACTGGCTCCCGGCATTTATCACCTTCATATCTGAAATAAACCCGCACCTTGTCACCACGAACTTCAATACCATTTGCCACTTCATACCCCTTGTGTTAAATCTGCTAACAGGATGTTACAGAAAACAACCAAGGAGTGGATATGAGATTAAGAGCCGTTGTCACAGCCATAGCCATCGTGCCTTTCCTGGTACCTTCAGTCTTTGCTGGCTCTTACTCAGCACAGCATGATCAGGTGACAGAGTTATTCCAAGGCCAAGAAGAACCCACCGCCAAGGATGCTACCTGGACTAGCCCCACAACTTTCAAAGTCGGTGTTATCAATGATGGCAGCAGCCGTGATGGCTATGCAGAGTACGTCTGTTTGACCCTCTACGACTATGGCTTTAAGGGTAAGAAGGTTTTGGTTCGGGTGATCGATATTGTACAGCTCACGCAGAATGATAAGTGGGTGAACCTAGGGGCGGCATACTGCCAGTGATGTAGTGAGGAACAGCCAGTAGCGTACATTATTGTTGATATGGACCAACGTTCACCATCACTTCCTGGCGGACTTGAGTTGCTATTAGATAAAATGCAGGATTCGATATGGTATGCCACTCTACAAAGAATTATGAAAACGTGGTGTGTCCCCTGTTATATGAATTCCGCTTTCGTCGCTGAGGAAGCGTAGCAGGGTTGTTTAGAGGGAGTGGGGGCTGGTGTGGGCTGGAGTCGGTCAGTAGCGGAAGTTTTTGGTTGGAGTAACTTGCTTCGCTCATGCCCTAGGTTCTGTCGTAAAATTTCATCTGCCACAGCTTGTTTGTTATTCGGGGTCATATCAACAGCTAACAGCGCGCACGCGTGGGCTCTGTCCTGCGATACGGCACGCACCCCATGGTTTAGTCGTTATGTGTAAAGAGGGAGTGTCGTATTGCTTACAAAATTAAGTTTCGGAAAAAAAATATCAAGCGCGACATTTTCTGATCCGTTAGGGGAGGTGTCGGTAAAGACAAAGTTAAAACTAATATATTTTAGCTGTATTGGAATTGTTGTCGGTGCATTTGAATTTAAATTCAAAGGTATTCCAGGGGTGATTAGCTTTGAATCAGAGGTGCCGACATTTCTGATTGGTGGCCTGCTGGGTATAGTGATTGCCTATCTCTTTGCTCTGTATTCGTTCTACCTTTGGGACGATTTTTTGAAATGGAAAAATGATATTGTTGTCACTAGCACGAATGCGCACTGGGGTGTGTTGTTGCGGATTCGGGATGCTTGTATCGATGCTAATAACCAATTGACTGTGATTTCATCCAGAATAAAGGAGCTTGAATCGCGCGTGTTCTTCTCGGCTGAATTCCTGGAAAAAGAAGACAAATATTTAAAAGAAAGGCTTGGGGGCGGATATGGCAATCTAGTGAACTACATCCGAGGCGTGAAGGGCGTCCAATTAAAGGAGTTTCGTCAAGAGTCGCAGCCATTTTGTTGTCGGCTTGGAAAGGAGGGCGCTAATTATCTGTTGGAAAGAATTGTTCGAACGGATATTTCTGATGATACGAATATTTACGCAACATACTATTATTTGAAATCTGTTGTGGATTCTGATGTGGCGCAATATTCAGAGAGAATAATTGATTTGTCTACGAGGGCAGAGGTAGAGTTTTCAAGATCGTTAAATAAATTTCAACTACATAACTTAGGGCTTTCGGCAAATCAAGTGCTTAAGCTTGTGATAATTGAAGTAGGTGTTCCGTTTGTTCTTTCATGTGCGAGCATGGTTCTTTTGCTACCGAATTCAATGAGTGTTGTGGTTGGTATTTATGAGAAACTTATTTCAAAGGTTACATAAGAATGCGTTAAAGCTGTTCGCTTCACTGTGGTAGTCCACCGCTGTGCGGTGGTCTAGGGTTACATTCACTAATCTAGCCACGGCACAATCATAGTCTATTGTGTGCATTGATGTAGTTGAACCGCTTCAGGCGAGTCCAGCTCTATCTGAATACATGCCGCCGGCTTCCCTTTGTGCTTGTCGGCGTAGAGTTTTTTCCAGTCCTCTCCCTGCGTAGGTTCCCAGCTGGTGTAGAAGCGGGTGATGGTGCCGGTGCGGCGGCGTTGTTTGCCGTAGCCGTAGCTGAGGGTGACCTTGCGGCCTACCTTGCACACCCCCTCATTCCACTTTGGCCCGTATGGCCGGTACTCGGTGTTCTTGGTGCCGGCCTCGAAGGCGTCGAAGTACTCGCCGTTTAGGGGGATGAATAGGGGCTTGTCAGTCATGGAAAAACGTCCTCTTTCTGTTCTGCCTTTCTTTTAGCTAAGCGCAGGCCTTCGATGGCGTTGTCGATCTGGTGAACGGGTATCTTTATGGTCTCGTCGTCTATGTTCAGCTCGATCTCTTTTGTGCCGAAGAACCGTGAGGCGCAGGGGTATATCTCCATGCTGCCATCGGTGGAGGCGAGCATGACCAGCTTGTCGGTTTCTGGTGTATAGGTATCATTCTTTCTCATGTCTCTCTCCATTGTGGGCGGTCTGTACCTTGTCGCGGATTACTCCACAGGGGTTCCGGCAGCCTTGCGCGGTTATCTGGTAGCAGGGCTCGGTATTGTCGAAGGGGCAGCGGGGGGATGACGGTTGGTTGGGAATCATGCCGCCACCTCTTCACATACAACACCCAGTGCCAGCTCCATGCGTTGCAGGGCTCGCTCGGTTACCGTCTCTTTTTTCTGCTGCTTTCTGGTGGCGTGGTTTAGCGCCATCGAAATATCTGCCGGGCGAATGTCGATCTCTTCAGCCAGTAGCCTTTGTTTACCGTCGAAATTCGGCAGGCGTTGCTTGATGGCTATTGCGACCGCCTCGATGCGTTGGTCAATTTCCGTAATCTCAATAGCGGCGGGCGTTTCAGCCGTGGCAAGCGGTGGCGTCTTTGGTGTTGCGGTAACTCTTCGTTGGCGTGTTACCGGTAACGGTGCTGCCTGTTTCGGTGGTGCGTTACGGAGTGAAATTACAGCCAGTACCTGCGCCACCATTAACACCAGTAGCACCAGTGCCTGCAGGGCGATGCCGGCGGTGGTGCGCCAGTCCATGCCGGTGGCCACGGTGTGTTGCAGCTCTTCGCGCAGTCGGGTGCGGGCGGTATCGAGGTCGGCGCGGGCCTTCTCGATCATCGGGGCCCAGCCGGGGCGTTTGCCGCTGTTCTGCTCGAACTGGTGAATGGTGGACTGGTGATCGGCGATCTCGGTGCGGGTGAGTGCGACCAGCTGCCGCTGGGCGCTTGCCTCATGGATGCGGGCGAAGAGGGGTTCGCTCACGCTGAATAGGGCGCCGCCTATCACCAGTGCCGATGCCAGCACCGAGAAGGCGCGGGCCACGGTGCCGCGCAGGTACCAGAGCCACAGCGCTGCCGCCTCAATAGCGACGGAGAAGGCCACCCCGCGCACCGGGTCGGTGAGGGTGACCCAGTACTCAATGCTGTGCGCCTGCATCAGGGTGAAGGCGATGAGGGCGACGGTGATCGCCACCCCGCGCTCGTTGCCCTTGCTAGGCGTTAACATTGCCGCTCTCCCTGGCCTCTTGCTGGATACGAGCGTAAATCTCCGAGCGATGTATCGAGACATCTTTCGGCGCCTCAATGCCGAGGCGTACCTGGTTACCGTTGATGCCGAGAATGGTGACGGTGATGTTATCGCCGATGACGATGGTTTCATTGGGTCTTCTGGTCAGTGCTAGCATGAGGTGTCCTCCATGGTTTCGTTAATTACCCGAGTACTTCCACTTCAATCCCGCCAATCTGCTCCAGCACCGCGGCGGCGGCACCGGCGTAGCGGCCAAAGCAACGCACGGGTGATCCGTTGCGACCGGCGTTGATGGCGAAGTTCATTTTCTGCGCCACGCCGTAGCAGACGATGTTCTTTCCGTCTTTGCGCTGGCAGGCTTTGTATTTATCCAGCAGCCAGGAGCTGTAGTCCTTTACCTCTTTTGAGGGGGAGAAGAGCCCGCGGCCTCCTGGCGTGGTGTCGATGTAGATGCAGTTGTCGTGGTTCATGGTCACCACCCCGTATGGTTGAGCATCAGCGCGGTGATCACCTCTACCTGTTCAAGGTCGAGGCGGTTGGCCACGCTGCCTACGCTGCTGTGACAGAAGCGCTCCAGAATCTCGGCACCGATATCGCTGTTATAAAAGCTCACCAGTGCGCCGATGAATACCCCCTCGCTGACGCTGCAGGTGCTGCTGTAACGGCGAATCGCGTCGAGGTCGGGGATCAGCTGCCACTTGTCCTGAGCCTCGTCTACCTGCCCGGGTTTAATGTATCGGTGCTCGGCCTTGAACAGCCTCGGCCCTGCCATCTTCACCCCCGCCTTCCACGCATCGAGAAAGACCTGTGGCGCCATGGTGTAGTGTTGCCGCGTCCGCGCCATTTGCTGCCGTGCCTCATTCACTGCTGTGTCGCTCATGATTGCTCTCCCGCTATTTCCAGTACCCGCCGCGGCAGGTGTTTGTGTTCAATGAGCAGCTGGCCATCAAAGTGGCTCACTGCCTCGCCTGCTTTGGTGATGAGTTCGGCCAGTGCCGGTGACTCCTCGTTAAGCACCTTCCACACCTCGCGCTTCAGTTCTGGCGACAGGGTGGAGAGGTTCAGTTCCGGTTCGCGCTTGCCTGTTGAACACGGCATCACCAGCGGCCACTGAACCTTCTCTTTCTCGCTCACTGCATCCGCATCGCTTGCAGCGTGGCCACCATTACCGACTCGCGAACCATTCCCCTGGTATGCGCCAGCAGGTCGTACTGGGTGGCGGCGCGGCCTGTCTCGCGGAACACATGCAGGCGAAACCGTGCCGTGTCCAGGTGCGGGTATTCCGCCTCATGCCGGGCGCCGCACACCGGGCACAGATTCGGTTCCAGGTTTAACTTGCCGAGGTATTTCTTCTCGCCCATCGCTTCACTCCTTCTCTTGCTGTTGTAAAAGGCCTGCACCAAACCGGCGGGGGTGTTGCCGTTGAGGGTGGGTGCAGGCATAAACGGTTATGTCCATGGTTGTACCGCTACATCCCGCGCATCTGTCCGCAGGCTCCGCAGTAGTGCTTTACGCCAGGCTCCTCTTTGGCATCCAGCAGTCTCTTGCCGCAGTCTGCACACCGCGCCATCTTCGGAATGTAGGTGCAGTGTTCGGTGTGGTAGCCGCCCTCTGTGCAGCCGGTACATCTTATGTCGCCCATGTTCGTGCCTCCGATAACCTCGCGGTACAATCAGTTAATCAAGCCGACGCGGAACCGTCGGCGCATTTTCAAACATCTGTGGCGCGCGGCTTATCGCCGTCGTTAGAACGCCTTGCCACCGTGCATGCGCTTCCGGTTGGCGTTGTACGCCATCTTGGCTTCGATGGCCTCGGCGATTCGCAGTCCTCGTGCTTTCCCATAGTCCATGATGCGAATTACTACGTCCGCCATTTCGGCTTCCGTCCCGCAGAATTCAGGAATGTGGTCGTCCGGGCCGTTGCCGTGGCGCAGTGCCTCCAGGGCTTCGGATAGCTCGGAGTGCATGAGGGCTATAATCTCGCCGTCGTTTCGCTCGGCGTCCCACCACCCTTTCGCCTTGGCGGTGTCGTTAACTTCAGTTGCTTTCTGGTTCCAGGCTTCGGTAAACATCGGTGTCTCCAATCGGCGTTCTTTTCTGGTTCAGTGGCGGCGCGGCTTATCAAAGCCGTTATGCCCCGTTCCACGCACGGTCTAATTGCTCAATAGCAGCACGTAAAACGCGGCGTTTATATACCTCATCGTTCCAGCGAACTTCCGTAGATTCATCACCAGCTATGCCAAGTTTGGCCGCGAGATCGTCCATTAAATTTAGGGAGTTCTTGGGCATAACACGCCGCTGCACTGGACGCTTCGCGTCGGCGTTTGCGGCTTCGGTAGTCTCTTTTGTCTCATGTGCCATCGTTCAATTCCTCGTTGCTCAGCGCAAGTGAGCTAGGTCGATGTACGGTTACGCCTCGCCGCTGGCGTCGCTGGCGAACACCCAGCACTTCACTGTCTTGGCATCGCTGCCCGCGCCGCCCCGGCGATGAATCGATGAGTTCACCGCCTTCTGCGTGACATACCGGCGGCTCTTGCTGGTCTTCAGGTGGCGGCGTAGCTCTGAGAGCAGGGGGATCCCCACGCGGTGCTGGTTGGCCATCTGCTCAACGTGCTTAAGGTTGAGGGCGATCTCTTTCGGGTTGTTGCTGTGGTTGAGCAGCGGCTCGCTGTGGTGGCCCAGGTCGTTCAGGTGCTCGTAGGCCTCCCAAAACTCCATCACCACGCGGTGGTCGGTGTTGATGGCCATCTGCCGCTCTACGGCCAGCTGAGAGAGTTTGGTGCGGGTTGCCAGTAGCCTCTCGTCGCTAATTCCCAGCAGTGGGCCCAGGGCGGTGACCAGGGCCATCAGCTGGCCGTGGTTCTTTGCCAGGCGCACGCTCTTGAGTTCGGGCAGCTGCATCAGTGCCCGCTCGTACTTCGGCGCAAGGGTAGAGACCATGTCGAGGATCTCCTTCTCCCGCACAATGGCGTCGAGCAAAAAGTGGCTCACGTTCTCAATGGGCATGCGCTCCAGCCTCTCGGCCAGGGCACGGGTTTCTACCGTGTGGCTGGCGGTGGTGAAGTGCAGGTGAATGATGCGCTGCATCGTGGCGTCGCTGGCCAGCACCGCATTGTTCTGGCTGATAACGATCGCCGCACGGAAGGGCGGCTCGTAGGTCTCGTTGCCACTGTTCTTCACCCCGCGGCTGAAGATGCCCCGGCCGTTGTAGAGCGGCTTGAGCTCGTCCCAGTCAAACTGCTTCACCTTGCTGTCGCCGTCGCTTTCGCGGTCAGACTCAATCAGCACCACCGGCAGGTTCGATACCTGCGAGAAGTTGCGCGCCCGCGCTGCGCGGGTGGACTTGTTGGGGTCGAACCCCTCATACCCCTCACGCCCCACCAGCTTCCACATGAACTCGATGAGGGTGGACTTGCCGGCGCCGGCATCGCCCACAATCTCAATGAAGGGGAAGCTCTTCTGCTGCTCACGCAGCTGCTCGGCAAACAGCGAGCCCAGCCAGAAGGCCAGCGCAATCAGCCCCTGCTCGCCGTAGCACTGGTAGAGCAGCTCGGCCCACTCGGTGGTGTACTTCTCGCGGCTGTGGCTGATGTGCAGCGGCACCGACTGGCTGATGGTCTTCACGCTCAGCTTGCCGATATCAAAGAAGTCCTCATCGTTCAGCTCATGGATGCGGCCGTCCTTCACCGCCAGCTTGTTGTACAGGTAGGCGCGGTGCTCCTTGCTGTAGCCCACGTAGTCGATGGTCTCGACCGTTTTCAGGGTAGGGGTCTGTAGCTTAAGGATCGCATCAAGCTGGTCTTTGTTGCCGGTAAACAACGCGCCAGCCCCAATGCCAAGGAGCCGCTTCTTAAATTCACTGGGGCCGGATATTTGCCCGCTCGTGAAGGTGTTTTTTACAGGTTTAGCATTTGGAAAATCCACCCGGCAGTAGTACCAGCTCTCATCGGTGATGACATTGGTCTGAAAGTAGAGGAAGCGGAACGAGCAGTTGGCAATCTCGTATACGCTATTGGCCTTAACCAGAGCCGCTCTATGAGCCGCTTCATAGCTCATCGGCTCACCATCAAGACCACGCTCCTGATGTTGGGCGGTGTATTTTTCCACCATATCGGGGTTAATCTTGCACCAGTAAATCCTACGGCCATATTCGAAGTGAAACTGATAGCGACCATAGTGATCGTGAATGAGTATCGCCTTCTCCAGGGCGCTGTTGGCGATGAGCAGCGAGCCCCAGTACAGATAACCCTCGAACTGGTCCTCGGTTAATCGGTTGCCCAGGTGGAGATCATTCCAGTCCTGTTTCTTGCCGTACTCCGCGGCCGGTTGCGCGGCAGCAACCTTATCGAAGCCATCGGCCCGCATCCGCTTTACGTGCTTAATGGTGTAGCTGCGCCCGGCGCTGTCGTTGTCCAGTGCCCACACCCAGGTGATCGCCTTTCCTATGAAGGGCTCCAGGGCGGTGGCGGGGTAGTTCACGCAGCTGAGGATGGCCACCACCTTCTT